GAATTTAGCAGTCAGTGTCATTGTTTTGTTTGTTGACCTTGTAATTATAGTAGAATGAAGTTTGAAAGTCAAGAGAGACACTTTAAGAAGTGTCTAGTGCCCGTTGCGTGGATCGAACACGCCTAAATTCGATTATGAGTCGAGTCCTTTCACCAGATAGGTAAACGGGCAAGTACGAGTGCCTGGATTTGAACCAGGTCAAAGCCGCTAATCTGGCGGAAAGAGTTTATAAGACTCCTCTGACTACCAAGTCTCACTCGCATAAATCCAAATCTATTGTAGAGGATTTGGAACTCTTTGTCAAGTCACGAACCTTCTTCGTGGTCCGTATGAATTTTAACTATTTCCTCAAAATCTTTATCTGTTTCTTCGCATATTCGTACAACTTCTTCATAAGGTACTATCACAGCATTTCCGTGTTCGCTTGTAATGATAAATGATTCTCCATTTTCAACTCTATCTATCAGATTATCAAAATCTGATTGAAATTCTTCTACAGTAAGTGATTGAAGTTGATTAAGTTCTTGATTCATTGTCATAAAGTAAGTTTATGAGTCGGGGCGACAGGGATCGAACCTGTGACCTCTGGTTCCCAAAACCAGCATTCTACCGCTGAACTACGCCCCGATTTCTTTATCTATAATAGCAGGTTAAGGACGGTATGTCAACCCCTAAGTTCAATTATTTTTTTCATCAACCAAATTGAATGAACAATACCAAAAGTAAAAAAGAACCCAATAATTCCACTAATCCATCCCACTCTTATTTCGTGAGATTTAATTTTCTGATCTATTAGGTTTTCAATTTCATTCTTATCCATTATTTAAAAATTTTTGATATTCTTGAGAAATAAATTTATCTATCACATCTAGACTATCTAAGGGAGTTTTCCATTCACTCGCAATTAAATGATCTGAAAACCTATAAACTTGCGTAGATATAGGTATGTTTAATCTATTAAAAGAGCTTAGAATAAACTGCCTCTTTTGCCACAGACTATCCTTCATTTATTGTTCCAAAGTTTCTCCAAGGGATCTCTTTTTGTTTTTATGATTTGACATGCTCTTGTATAAAACATATTATTTGTATTTCCAGAAGCTTCCATAGTTTCTTTAATACGGACCCAATTATTATAGGTATGTTGGTCCATAGAATTTATAGGTTTATTATTAATTTATAATAATCCATTTTTAAAAGTATAATTTATGTGTGAATATTACAACATAATTAAATTATTATTAAATTAGTAATTAATACGGAGAGAAGGAGAGTCGAACTCCTAAGGGCTTTAACACCTCAACTGTTTTCAAGACAGGTTCCGTCACCAATCGGATTGCCTCTCCAAAAAGTCCTCAGCGAACTTCAAAATCAAGTCTTTTTACTTTTCTTTGACGCCTTGCTTCTTGCCAAGCAATATCTTCGTTAGTAAGAACTCCCGATTTCTTTTTCGTCTTAGGAGAGTTTAACATAACAACATTAGACAAGTCAAGTGCTGTTATCTTATTATCGTATCTTATTGTAGCCATATTAGAACATCCACAAGAAATAACTCTTGCTGAATCTCCTCCCATTTCCTTATTACAGGACTTACATCTAATTCGTATATTTTCCATAATCTAAAAACCATTTATTTTAATATTTATTCGGCAGTTTGCTCTACAAATTCTTCAGTTACTGGTTGTTCTGGAATTTCTGGGGCAACATCTTCAACGGCAGCAGAACCTCTTGCAGTTTCTGCCATAGACCTTAACATCCAAACAAATTTGCCGTGCTGCTCCATAAGGTCTTCAAGAATATTCGTAGTACCAAGACTTTCAAGTCTATCTGCGGTATTATGAACATCAACTAATAAATTGATAAGAGTTTGATTGCTTTCCATCAAATCCTTAACCATTCCCTTTGCATTGATTCCTTGAGCACTATTTGCTGCTTGCCCAATATAGGAAACTTCAATAATTCTAGAAAGAGTACTTACAGGCTTCATATTAAGATATCTCAAATGCTCAGTAAGACGGTCCAACTCTTCAAACATTGCCTCATACTGCTCACCAAAAAGAGTATGAAGTTGCTGAAAATCTGGTCCAGTCACATTCCAATGATAAATCCAAGTTTTATGAAATAGAACAAAAAGAGATGCTTGTGCATCACTCAATTGTTTGAATAATTTTTCCATTACTCTTCTTTTTGAAATATTTATATTTAAATAATGTCAGTCATCTTTAGACTGTGATATTAAATATTCAACAGTATTTGCAATATCATTCATTGCATCACGAAGGTCCGGTCTTTGTCCAGATTCTTGCCTAACAATGGGACGATGATTATCAGTAAGAGTCCAACGCCATTGCTGCATAGTATCACACCACCAAAGATTAATTTTCATTCTTTTGATGCTCCAGTTTAATCCAATTTATAAGAGCATTAACTTCCATTCTTTCGGAATTATTCATCAATGGATAAAACTCTTCACAATAAAATTCCAATGCCTTGATTACTAGTTTCCTATCTCTCTGGGATATTAGTGACATAACTTTTTACATTTTATAGATTATTATACAATAAAAAAGGGGGTTTTTGCAACCCCCCATAAAGTTATGTCACTTACCGATTTGTTTTACGGCAAGTCTTGCTCGGTTCAGGATGCTACCAGAAAGAGGAACATAACCCAAATCATCAGCAATCATTTGTGCCTTAGAACTCAGAGCATAGTTGAGTGCTTTCTGAATATCATCTGCCTTTGCTCCATTACCATTCCTATAAGCAAGAACCCAAGTCAGGGTGGAGATAGGATAGGCAGATGCGCCAGAGGGATTAGGATTTTCTCCAGCAAGATTAGAATCTAGTTTGATACCATTTAGAGCAGCGGCACCAGAAGTGGCAGTAGGAAGAACAAACTTACCTGCCTTATTTTGAAGAGCAGCAACTTGTAGTTTGTTTACTTTCACAAATCCAGTATTCACATAACCAATTGCACCAGCAGTTTGGCGAATTGTTCCAGAAACACCTTCATTACCTTTACCACCAACACCTACGGGCCAACTAACTGACTTACCAACACCAGGCTTCCAACCACCAAAAGCATCCAGAGAGTTGGTGAATGCATAGGTAGTTCCAGAACCATCAGAACGATGAACAACCTTAATAGGACCAGCGGCACAACCAAATGCCTTCCAGTCCTTGATGCGACCTGAGAAAATATCCACAGTCTGCTTCTGAGTGAGTTTCAGAGAGCATCCTGGCTTGTTATATGCAATCGCAATCGTTCCACCTACCATAGGAATCTGAACGACACCACGCTTTACTTTAGCCGCCTCTTTTGACGAGATAGATTCATCAGAAGCACCGAAATCGACAGTTCCTGCGACATATTGGCGAACACCAGCACCAGAACCAACGGACTGATAGTTTACACGATTACCAGTTGCTTTCGCATAATCAGCAAACCAGCGTTGATAGATGGGAGCAGGGAAAGTTGCACCAGCACCATTAATAGCAGGTCCAGCAAGTGCCGCAACAGGAGAGGCAACCAGACCAGCAACAATAAAGTTTTTGAGTTTCATAAAAATTTGTTTAGAAGTAAAATAGACTTCTCAGAAATCATAAGAGAAGATGAAGAAAAAGTCCACTAAGAGATGGTTAAGGAGTCTTTACCAAGTCATAAAAAAACCACCCCATGGGGGTGGTTTCACTCAAGTTATGAGTAAGTATCAGAACTTGAACTTAGTTTGGATTACACCACCCCACTCGGAGGAATTACCACGCTGATCAGCATCATTACTAACATAGAAGATAGCAGGAGTAACACTAATGTTATCAGTAACTTGATAACGATAGAAGAACTCAAGCATCAGAGCATCTTCGGAAAGACCTTCTGCGTTAGCAGGTTGTCCTACGGCAACACCAGCGGCATTACCAGCAACGAATGCGTCATCCCACTGAAGACCAACGAACCAAGATTGTGAATCGGTTGCGTCAGTGTCACCAGGATTACCACTTACATCATTGTAACCATAACCAGCACTGACTGAAGGAATTACACCAGTTTCAGTAGGACGCCAGTAACCATTCACAGAAACACTGTTGGAATCTTGATTACCAAGCAGAGTACCGTTTCCGCCAAAGAAACCGTTGTAAGTACGAGGACGAGTACCTTCAGTACCATAACGATAACCAACACCAACACCCCAGTTATCTTCACGATAACCAAGTTGTGCCATTAGGTTTAGAGCACCATCGGAAGCAAACACACCAGTCTCAGTGCTATCGCCATCTTGAGCAACATAGTTTACTCCGGCAACAAAACCGTTACTTGTGTATTGAGCACCGACACCAGCACCAACTGCCTTGTTATAAACGCCGGGAGCACCAGCAGTAGTAAAGAAGTCAAGAATTTCTGACTTATAAGCAGAAGGAACCCACGCCATTTCGGTGTTACGAACCTTAGGACCAACGGTCAGGGTTATGGTGTCACCAACAGGGAACTGATAGTACAGACGGTCAATCTCTACGCTGTTATCAGTGATTTCTGCCTTATCCAATTTGAATAGGGAAGAACTAGAACCAAAAGGTTGCTCACTGAAGTTACCAGCACGAAGGCGGGTACGGAGCAGGTCACGACCAGTAAATGAAGTATCAAAGTTCAGGCGAACATCGTAGTTGAATGCTGTTCCATCCGCAGCAGTACCACGACTTTCGTAACCAGGAACACCACCAAGAACAAAATTAACTTCACCATTCAGTTTGGTTGTGGTGGAGAATTGTTGTGCCTCAAGAACACCAACCTTTGCCTCCAGACCATCAACACGACCACGAAGAACAATCAGTTCTGCCTTGAACTCTTCCTGAAGTTTGCGAAGTTCATCAGTCACTTCGGTTACGCGGTCAAGACAAGCATTGAGAAGTGCTGCTGCCTCATAACGGGTCATTGACTGACCACCACCGTAGGTTCCATTAGGGTAACCAGCAACGCAACCATAACGCTCTACGAGGTTGCTGAGTGCCTGATACGCCCAATCGCTAGGACGGACATCAGTAAATTGATTGATACTGGTGACTTGTTCTACTGAAGAATACTTATCAACTCCTTCCATATTAAGGTCTGCTGCCATAGCAGAAGGAGCAACAAGACCCAGAGCAACAGGTGCCAGCATCAGTTGTTGAAATAGTTTCATATAGTTTGTTAAGAATTACAACTACGAAGGTTATTTAGCACCCTTACATTTTGGAAATGTTCGGGTAAGCGGATTAGGGGATTTGAACCCCTGACGAACTGCTTGGAAGGCAGCCATTCTACCACTGAATTAAATCCGCAAAATGGGAGATTGCTCTCCCGGCAACTTCCTTCACACGGACAGGAGAAGTATAAGACATAATGAATATTATGTCAAGCCCCATAACAGAATTGAACTGTTCTCTGCAGTTTACAAAACTGCTGCATCACCACAATGCTTATAGGGCGGATTTTCTATTTAACCTTTTTCTAACAGCATTATCACTAACCCCAAACATTCTACCAGTAGCAGAATATCCATTTTCAAGAACTAGTTTTTGTAATTCTTGATTAGTTGGCCAATCAGCAACTTCTCTACTTTTACGAGAACATTTTACTGAGCAGAATGTTTGAGTAATAATTGTTAGTTTTCCACACTCTTTACAAGGATGTTTTGGTTTTTCTGGTAAAGGTTTGTCAGAAAAACTTTCATCAAATTTTGATACATTATCTGGTATTTTAGTAATACCAGAATGAACCTCACGATGACAGTTAGAACATAAACAAACACACTTTCTAAGTTCTTCAACAAATACTTGCCTGTTTGCTACAGATGCTGATGGTGTGAAATCTTTTTGGTTGGGGTCTATGTGATGAAACTCCAATGCTTCAACACATTTATCATAACCGCAAATACCACACTTACCACCAAATGCATCAACTGCCCATCTTTTTCTTCTTTGACGAAATTGGACAACTCTTTTACCAGACATTCTAACCTCCAACTTATTATTATTTATAATATTTTAGAGGTTAGAACTCCCATCGTAGGTACTGCCCCTACCAATCTCCGATTAACAGTCGGGCCCGTTCGCTTGCTCGGTCGATGGGATTATTGTGGTAGGAGGGATTTCTATGTGCGGACAGAATCACCTTTCACATCATCCAGTCTAAACCAGCGAGAGGTGTTGCACTTCCTACGATTGATGGCGTAAGTGTGATATACCTCATAAGGATATAACAGGGACTTACGCTCTATCAATTTATGTATGGAGAATAAATCTCCAATGGAGAATAGGAGACTTGAACTCCTGACATCCTGCTTGCAAAGCAGGCGCTCTACCAGACTGAGCTAATTCCCCTGGCAGGCACGGAGAGGGTCGAACTCCCAATCGACATCTTAGAAGGATGCTGCATTATCCATTATGCTACGTGCCCATAAAGGGACCTCCCTGTTTGTGCTTCTATGAGAGGCATGGGAGGTGTGGGATTTATGAGAAGTTTGGACCTCCTCCACCCGTCTCAGTATTATAGTCTATTGAGGGTTTACTGTCAACCCTTTGCTTCCTTACGGGCAGCCTTTTCGTCGCTGATTTCTGCTCTACGAGCCTTGACCAGTTTAGCGATTTCTTGTAGTGATTTACGGGCACGAGTGCCAGCGGCACCATTTCCCTTTACGAACTTTTCATCTTCAGTTTGCCAAGTCGCAAATGCTTCAGCAAGTTGTGTTACGGTTTCAGACATAATAATCTCCAATAAAAATAAAAGATATGTTTATATATACAAGTTTTATTGCTTTAAATCCACTTCTCGGGGGTCTGGAGCAACCCAAGCACCACGAATACCCATTGTTCCGTCTTCAAATTCATAATAAACTGCGTTTTCCACAATCAGTTTTTGTAACTTATCATATTTGGGTTTATTGATTTCTTCAAGAATATTTTGATTCTTCATATTGATTTGTCTGGTTTTATTCTCTTCATTTTCATAATTTAAAATAGCACCATCAACTTCCCTTTTCACCTTATATTCTAATAACTTTGGATTGCGATTAATCTTATCATTCAATTGCCTATCAATTTCGTTAAGAATATGATTTTCATCTGGTAAATCAAACTTAATTGACTTACGAATCTCATTATAAAACTTCAACAAATCTTCCTGACTGATACCGCATCTTGTTGTTAAGAAGAGTAGAGAAGATGCAATAATGACTGCTATTAAAGACCTTTTAGGTGTTAATTTAACTG